AATACATCTTGATTTAAATTTTCATCGGCGGTATCTCTTACTATATAATTTTTATCCGTTATATCAGTTAGTTGTGTTAATGCTGAATCACTATTCCACCCATATTCAATAAGTAAAGAATGTCCCGGCTCCATACAATATTCTTGAATCATTTCGCATTGTGCTAATGAAAAACATTTTATAGATACCGTTGCATGTCTTGATATTTGGTCTTTACCTTCTTTTACTTCTAATGAAGTTATTACAGGAGAAGGTCTTAATACTAAATCACCACCAACCGGAGTTGTATATGGATGAACAACTTTACCAGACCAATCATATCCAATAAATCCAGCTTTGTCACGATCTCCATATACTCCACTATAATATGATGTACCACTTAATACGGGATTTGCCGTTGGTGTATTTATAATTCTAGTATTTTCGGGATTAGATGTCATAATTAACCCATCACCAGTTCCAGATATTAATCGAATCCACGCCACTAAAGATGATGCATCTAAATTTGGATTTGGGCTATTTGGATTATTCTGTCCACTTGTAATTATACCGTTAAATACAGGTGCTGCTATCTCACTATAAATTGGAAAGGCCATAACTTAATTAATTTATCTATTTATTGTTTGTTGTAATATCTCTATATGATTTGTAGGTATTCTTAAAATAGTACCATCTGCAAATCCTATTGGTGCGGTATGTATATGATTGGCGGATGCTATAATCCACCATAAAGATGCATCATTATAAAATTGAAATGCTAATGTATCCAACCTATCGCCAGTTTCAGTTGCTACATGTATGTCTAGAAAACTTTCAGGAATAGTTGGATACATTTTAGGAGTATATACTTCCTTACCATCAGTTGTTTTTTTTGTTCTATTATTTGAGTATCTCATAATTATTTTATTTATTAAATGAGTTTCTAGCAGGACCTATTGTAGTACGATTACCTCCGGGATTTCCAATTAAAACTGGAGAATTTCTGAATAGTGGGGTACTACCTACACCCGCTGGCGTATTGTTTGCAAATGGTTGGCCGGGTAATGCATTTCCAGGAGTACCTACTTTTATTCCGGTCTGTCTTTCAATATTAGCCGCTTTTATTTTATCCATAGTAAATGCAAAATCTTTTTCCGCTTTTGCTTTTTCTTCTTTTACATTAACCAAAAGTTGTTTATTTACTTTTGTTGGTAATCTTGTGTTATCACTTTTAGCTACCATTGCTTTTTTTGGGTCTATTTTTACAGTAACACTACCATCCACATTATAAGAAACAGTACCACCATTTGCAGTAATTTGTCCTAAATTTAAATGTTTTGATTTTGCTTTTTCTTCAGCATCCGTCATACCCAATCCAGATGCATTCCATGCAAAACGAACTAAATCTATTACAGGACTTGCATATTTATAAGCTTCTTTAATAAGATTATTTGGAATATCACTAAGGTTTTCATGAACAGCATCGTTAAAGCCTAATCCAGATCTTTTTAGTAATTCTTGTGCAAATGCTATATCTTCTGTTATTTTTACTTTTGTTAATTCAACACTCTCTCCACCAATTACATTATCAGCATCTATGGATTTATTTTTACCAAGCCCACCACCAGTGTTTAAATTATAAGCTATCCATAAAACCTGTCTGTTTGCTTCATCTTTACCTAATTCCAATAATAAGTCTCGTGCATCAGCTTTACTTAAAGATGCTTTAGGCTCTGCGTTTGCATGATGTTCTACTCCTTTAGCATTATGTGAATTATTTACTTCAGCGCTATGCGTTTCATTTTCAATTTTATTTTGTGGGTGTGTTTCATTTGCACTTGCTCCATGATTACCAGATGCCGCACCATGTCCTTTTATTGCATAAAATATAGTTGCGCCACTAAAATATTTTTGTTCAATTTGAGAAGCTCCTATTTGAGTATTTAGTATAGAAACCTGGTATTCTCCAAAAGGGCCCTTACTTCCCTTTAAACTAATTGGCGAAAATGTTAATTTTTCAATTGCATGATGTAATTCATGCGAAGCATGTGCTAATTTTTGAAATTTTTCACTACCTTTAAATGCCCCTGTAAAGTATCCCGGAGTTGTAAGTTTGGTATTCGCCGCTATTCCATATATTAAAGCTTTACCAAATCCATAAGTTTCACCATGCTCCTCAACTACCATTTTTTTTGTTGTACTCAAGCCAACACGTGCTAACCATATCAATGCCATTGCATATGGATTTTGAACACTTGAAGCTTTTGCAGTTTGTTCTGCTAATATTATTGCACCATTCCTAAGTCCATGCGCACCATATGCCAATGATATATTTGTAGAAAAAGGTTGATTTTGGTCTAGCTCAACGTATCTACCATCACTAAATTGCATAGTTGTAATACCTGCCTTATCTGCACTAATTATTGGTTCAGATGGTAATGTATATTCTACCGAACCAGCTTTATTATAAATATCTGATTTTACTTTAGTATTCTCTCCTTTAGGAACAGAACCATGGTTATTTAATTCACCATGCTGTTTTGCTTCCTTTGGTACTTTTAAATGCTCACTCATAATTTTATTTTATAGTTATGGTGTTGTCGTTTTAACAAGTGGTTGATAGCCGTATATTTCTTTATTTGTAGTACCTCTACTTTCAACAAATTTAAGACTAACTTCTACATTTATTATCATTGGTAATTTAAAATTTTCAGATGTTACAGATGTATCAATAACTGTAGCATATCCCCCATTTTGAACTTTTGTAATTTGTCCATTTGATAATTGTGAATTCATTCCAATTTCCCAAGGTGTATTTGCATCAACATTAAATGCTAAACTTTCAATAAATGCATCCTTTCTATCATACATGTTTCCTAATGTAAATTTCAATAAAGGAGGCGCAACAGCTCCAGTTGCTCCTTTATAATCCTGTGGGTATGTTAATTTTGCTAAAAAGTTTAATCTCTCCCATGCATTTATATGCTCATATAAATTTAATGAATATACTTTAAAACTAAACGTTAGTGAACGTTCTACTCCTTGATATGTATAAAAGTTAAAAGGATTTCCTATAAATTTATTAGACTCCCAAGTAGGTGTAAATGTTTCTGATAATTCGGCAACCGTACATCTAAATTGTACTGTTTTATTTTGATATGTTGAATAGAATTTTAATGCTATAAAATCAAACGAATCTAATGGTAGATTAGTTGTAGCATCTATTGCAGTTGTACCTGAATATGTAATTTCTTTACTTAGATTCAATGCATCTGCTCTTGAGCTCATACCTCTCATAGCAAACATACTTGTTTTAGAAACAGTATGATAAACAACCGATGCATTTTTTGGTTCTTTATTTATAGCAGCTATAAGACCTGCTTCACCAGTACTTCCAGCGGGTAAAGTTACTTTAATACCTTTATTTTGTATATCAGTAACAATATGTTGAAAAAATCTTCCCTTTAAACCAACCTGTTCTTTTAATGGTTTAAAAAATTCAAAAGCATTTACTTGAGAATATGGTTTACTACTTGAGTATCGTTTAATACCATCGTTTGGTTGTGTTGATGTTTTTGCTTGAGGTCCTAACAATATATTTGATAATTTTTGACCAACAATTAAATTAGTAGCTCCTCTAACTAAAGCAGTTGCTCCTACTTTTGCAAGCCCACCAACTATACTAGCTGCAGATGATATTAAAAAATCTTTTGTTTGTGATAAAATATTTTTATTATTTTTTAATAAATTATCTATAAATTTAGGAACTTTTTTTTGTGAATTTAATTTAAGTATTTTTTTAGGAGTATCAAACTCATCTATAAAATCTACTTTCTTTTTATTTCTACCTTTTTCAAATTCATCAGCTACTTTGGTTGGCACCATTGGATTTGGAAGTAATGCTCCCAATGCTCTATCAGCAACATCAATTGCTAATTCAGTGCCCAATGCAACTAAATCAGGTTTTGGTGGTAATTCTTTTTTACCGCTAAGTAAATTGGTAACTGCATCAGATGCATAACTACCAACTGCATTACCTATTTTATCATCAATACCTCCATTTGAACCTTTACCAGCTGCGGTATTCATTAGAGTAAACGTTCTAGTTCTTTGATTTGATATTCTAAATATATCACCTCCGTATATGTAAGGTCTACCACTTATAGCAAATTGCTTTAATCCCATTTGCTCCACTTCGGCAGGTGTTTCCGTTAGTAAAACACTTTTCTTTCTACGTTTGTTTAATACACCAAGTACATCAAATAGTTTTAAAGGACCACCTCCTAAATTTGCAACTTTATTTATAAAAAGATTAGATGATGTAATATCTCTGGATTTACTATCTTGTATAGCATAAGCTTCTTCTGCAGTTTTTCCTATATTAGGTCCTTCTGATATAATTCGTTTTTTAAATAAATCTTCTAAACTTGGCATATTATATTATCTTTGTCCGTATGTAAAATTATTTCTACTACTTCTTTCCGAAGAAGCCGCTATACCTGCCATAACTTTTTGTCCATCTAAAAATGTGTTTGTTACTATCTTACCGCTACTCATATCCGCTCTTAATGCTTTCATTTCAGTTATTAAAGCATTTACTGCTTTATCACTACCACCCATTCCCATAGATAATATAGATGGTTGTGTTGCATTTGATGCTTCTTTAAGTTTTGAAATTGCGTTTGGTGCAACTGCGATTTGGTCATTTGGAGATGGATTAAATATACCACCTTCCTCTGTTGATATTTGCACCCCTTTTCCTGATTTAATAGCCATATCCCCTACATCCGTACCACCTTTACTATAAGCTGCCATAATTGCCGCTGTTGCTCCCACTGCTAAAGCAATACCAATAACACCCATTTTACTATTTGTCCATGCACTCATCAAAGCCTCTTTCATCTTAAGTAATGCAGTCTTTTTACTTAAAATATACATTGTTGTCAATCCTGCTATAATTGCTGGAAATAATCCGGGTATATAATTTAATACTTTAAATATTCCTCCAAATACATTTCCTATTATTGTCACAACCGGTGCTAATGCTTCCATTAATGGTAATAATCCTTCACCAACAGATGCAACAATACCCTTAAATGAATTTTCCATTTGAGTTATCTTATCTGCAATTTCTTCCTCTTTTGCTAATTGTTGAGTTTTAGCTTTTAATTGGTCATCTGTCATATTTGTAATATCCAGACCCTTATCCATAGCAGCTGACATTCTTTTTTGTTCAACTTCACTTAAATCTCCTAATTTTTCTTGAATTAATAATTGTTTAGTAATTTGTTCAACAGTCATACCTGCTGCATCTGCTAATGCTTTTTTAGTAAACATATCCTGGTCAGAAAACTTACCACTTCTTTCAATTTGTCTTAGTATTTCTTTTTGTGCATCAACATGCTTACCAGCATATGCCAATGCTCTAGCTTGAGATAAATTGAATTGTCCACCTACAAATGTTGCAGCTACTAATTCTTTCTCAATACCATTTTCAAAATCAAGTAAATCTTCTGTTGTTTTTAATACGTCTTTTAATGTAGTACCCAATCTTCTAGCTTCAATAGCTTGTTTAGCAATAAGATTTACATCACCTTTAAAATATGTAAAAGTACTTTCAGCAGAGTCTGCTATATCTTTAAATACCTTAGATGGAGCAACACCTGCTAAGTTAGCCATATCAGCTACTTGTTGTGATACACTCTGTGCAGTAGCATCACTTAACCCAGCCATACTTTGAAAAATCATATTTACAGCTGCGGCATCTGTTTGAGCAATTCCAAAGTTTTTATTTAATACAGCTATATTAGCCGCTACTGCTTTTGATACTGGAATTACATCTCCAAATTCACCTTTAAATGCAGCAATACTATCATATGCAACTTCCGCATCAACACCTAATTTAGCAAAATCAACCGAAATACTATGTGCATCTTTTTGAATTTGCTTTGTTTGAGAATTAGTTAAACCAGTTTCTTCTCTAAACTTTTTACCAGCTGCCTGTATTTCACTAAACGATACCAATGCTGCCGCAAATAATGCTCCCATTATTACAATAGGACCAAGTCCACTTGAAATACCTTTAGCTAATTTCTTAGCCATATCAACACCATCTTGTAAAAATGCTGGCAATCTTTGATATAAATCATCTGCTTCTTCTTGTATCTTTGTTAATCTTTCGTTTTGTGATATTAAATTTTCATTTAATTTATACAAATCAGTTAGTTTCTTTTTTTCTGCAGGTCCTAAATCAGCTATACTTTCTTCAAAATGCATCCTTCTACTAGCTTGTTCAGTAACACCCAATAATTCATTTTTAGTTTGTGCAGCTGCTTCGGCTTGGTTAGTAATAGATGTATATAAATTTGAATACACATCTAATTTTCGTTGACTAACTTTTAATTCATCTTCAGATAAACCAGCTTGCTGGTCTTTCATATCTAATATATCTGCTGCAAGAGATGCAAATGCAGTACTACCTATTTTATTAGTAGATATTAATTTTCTAGCACCGGCATCTAATTTTGTAAAAGATGATTGTAGAGTATCCTGTAAATCACTATATTCTTCTGCTAATGTATTTTGTTCTTCTAATGGTTTTACTTGTTTTTGTAAAGTCTTTAATTTTTCTTTCTCCCTCTCAATACGTTTTTCAAGCTTTTTACGCTCTTCCGCACCAACAACCGCAGCCTTTTTATTTTGCTCCTCAATACGTTGATTAGTTTCTTCAATTTCTCTAAGAAGGTCTAACCTAAGTTCATCTGCACTATCTGATAGTTTTTCAGCCATTAATTTCTATATATTAATTGTAATCCATTGGTATCATTCCCCAACTCTGAAACATTTTAAACATTTCAGGTTTTTCATCTCTAAGTTTATCAATCTCTGGCTTATACTTTGAATTTAATTTATCCACATCAGCCTTCAATCTTTTTAAAGTAGGGTCTTTATCAATCAATTGTTGAAGTTTAGCAGGTGTAGATTTTTTGGTAAATAATCCAAAAAATTCCTTTAATTGATGTTTTTTTATTTTATATTTTGCCATAATATTCGCTTATTTATAATAATACAACTATAAATATCGCATAAACAAAAAAGTTAGGAATAAGAGTGTTATCTCTTAAACCTAACTTTAGATGCGTTTGCAGATTGAGTTGCTTTATTATTTGCTTCAGCTTCTTTTTTCTTAGATTCTACTAATTTATTATAATAAAAAGTTCTAAGATACGTTGGCATTTTATACAATTCCATAATAGTGAATCCGTTACTATACTCCACCATCTCAAAAATTTGAGTATGAAGTAGTGCACTATGATTCTTCGCCAGGCCAAAAAAAGCCTACACCCATTGGGATAGGTGCCTCCTCCACCTCACCATCTTCATGAGTATAACTAAATTTCATATTCATATCAGGAGATATTGATTTTACATAATCTCTAAATGCCTTACTATCTCTAGCTAAAAATGAATTATTTACAAATTTTGTAATAGCACCCATATCAGAATTACCATCCACACTTTTAATCATATATCTCAAACGAGTAGTGATTTCAAATGAAGTATCCTTATTTAATTTTTCTAAAGCTGTTATATCTTTATCAATTGCTAATTCATCACCATGTGTAAGTAATTTGAATGTTAATTTATTTTTTCCTGTTGGGGTTGTGAATTCAAATTCATTTTTATTATTAAATCCAGACATATCCACATCTTTTGTTGCTACTTTTGATAAATCAACAGTAGTTTCTAATGATGTACTTGTTTTAGACGAATAAAATGATACTTTATAATCTGCACCATATCCCAATAAACGAGTTGCTAATATAATAGCGTTTTTATCACCAACCAATATATCATTGATATTTACATCATCCACTATAATAGATTCAAATAATTTATCTAATACAATACCTTTTTTAATAAGATTTGTAGAAGAAAGAATATCTTCCTCTTTTGCGGTCATATACTTAATTGTGATTCTACCAGAAGATAAAGGGTTTTCTTTTGGATATAATTTACCTTTAGATGGTAAATCCAACACTTCGGTTGGAAAATCAAATTGTTTTTCTGTCATAACTTTACTTGTTTTAAGTTTGTATATATAAATACATAGTTTTTAAAAAAATGGAAAGCACAAAAAAGGGGATTCTTTTGAAATCCCCTTAATTTTATGTTTTTTTGAATATTAGTATTCAAGAACAGCGTAATCGTAAGTTAATACTAAATCGATTGTTGCTGGTTCATTTGCGTTACTAAAATCTACTTCACCAAATGTTGCTTGAGATATAAATGCTCCATGCAAAGTCCATTTTTCAATTTTATCTCCAACCGGACCTAACATATAAAAGTTAATAGTCTTTTTGTAGAATTCTGCATATCCATCTCTACCAGTAATAGATTCATGTGATAAACGAATCCACTCCATTACTAATTGTGCCGCTGAAGGAACAATTGGGTCATATAAAGTGATATTCAAATCTTGCCATGTACCTTTACCTTTAAGTTTTCTTTGTACGTTAATATGGTCGATAGTAACAGTTTCAAAGTTAATTTGAGGTCTATTTGCTGTTTTAACCATATACGCTGGGATTCCCACATCTGTCATTTCCATGTAGTAGCGGTTCTTCATTTTTGGTTCGAACTGCTGGAAAATCATCTTATCGTACGGTAGTATTAATTCGTCTGCCATGTTGTATTCCTTTTATTTTGTATTAATAAATATTAATTTTGTTTATTTTCATATTATCCAGCAAATGATGCTCCAGTTGGTAAGATGTTGAAATCTATTACAATAAATTCCGCTGTCTTAGCCGGTTGAAGAAAAATTGCTCCCGCTAATATGTTTCTATCAATCACATCCGGTGTGTTATTAGAATCATCCATTACAACATTGAATGCGTACAAACCTTGTCTTTGTTGGATACCCTCTAAGTAAGGAGTTACAGTGTTGATAAATCTATTTCTAGTCTCAGTAGTATTTTGTTCAAATACTAAATAACGAGATGTTGAAGCGATAAATTTCTTAACAGTGATTAGTAATCTTCTTACATTGATTCTATCTAATGCTGATGCTCTATCTTGCAAAGTCTTTTGTCCAAATGCTACGATACCTTGTCCAGGGAAAGTTGCAATTGGGTTTACTTTGTTCTCATATAAAGTATCTCTTTCAGAATGTGTTAATCTATTTAAAACACTAACTGCTCCAGTGATACCACCTCTATTCAAACCAGCCGGTGCGAACCACTCTGCTGATAATCTATCACTACTAGCGAATACCGCTGGTAATAATGTAGATGGAGGTACAGTTGTAAGTTTGTTTGTGTTAGCATCTATTGTTTTCATCCAAGGATAGTAACAAGCTACATAGTTTGAATCCACTGCATTTGCTTGCTCAGTTGCTGTTGTAATATCAGCATCGTAGTCAGTAAAGTCAGCAATATAGAAACAATCTTGTCTATCTTCACACATATCAATAATCTTTTGTGTGATTGCTGGATGTAATTGTCTATTGATACCCGGCGCAACTACTAAGTTAATATCGTATTCATCAGGATTTCCTAAAGCGTTAATTCCTTTTGTATATCCTACTGAACCACTTGCGGTTGAACGATTACAATCTAATCCCTGATTGTTTGCTGGTCCCCAATCAGAATCTCCAGCTTTAGCTACAGATACAGTTGGATTAACACCATCAAAACCACCTTGGAATGCTACTAAGAATTGTCTTTTAACCATATCCACTGCAGCCGAACCAGTCATTTGGTATGTTAAACCCTGTGCACCATCAAAAGCAAATACTACGTTTGCACCAGCGTTTGCATTATTAGGAATTGGTTTACAATATTGTTTATTATCCATTTCAATACCAGTACTTTCAAAATCAAAACCAGCATAATATACAGGAGATGATGATGTGTTATTTGCCGAACCGGTTTGGAAAACTACTGGAGGTACATAAGTATCTTCAGTTGCGTTGTTAGTTGTAATTGGATTAATATATGCAGCGTGTCCAAATGGTGCTGCTGAAATTGGGAATGAACCTTCAGATACTACTTCAACTCTAAAGTTGGTTGATTTATTTGAGTAATCACCATATTCGGTTATTTTACCATTATTATCAATTGTAAAATATCTATCACCAACTACTCTAGCTATATATCTTGGAGAAGATGAATCTAAGTTTACATTGTTGTAAGTTTCAACTACACTCTTTCTCTTATCAGTATCACCAAATGTTCTTAACGTTACAGTAAATGTTGCGTAATCAGTTGAACCATCTTCACCAGCTGCTTTAACATTTGATATACCAACTTTAAATTTAGTATTATAGGTGTTACCATGTCCATTACTATGGAAACGGAAAAGGTCATATCTTTCACCACTTACTATTTGTGATTTAATCCAAGGAGTAGATGCTACTTGTGCATCGTATGCAAAGTTTTGTGTTGGTAAATTTAATTCACTTATTCTTACACCATTTAAACCATCATTGATTGAACCAGTATATAATAATGCTGCGTTTTCAAAGAAAGTGTAAGCGTATGCTGCTTTAGCTCCAAATGGAGATTCACCAAATACATCTGCTAAATCATTTGTAGCGGATGCTAAAATTGATGCAGATACACTAGCTACAGCTGAACCAGAACTAACTTTTCCAGATATTACAAATGAACCAGATATGGTTGCACTAGCTGTAATATTTGTATCAATTGCTGTAAATCCAACTCCTTCATCACCAAATTTAGTTGAGTGTAAAGTACCAATTATTTTTGTACCAAGAGAACTTGATACTAAAATTCCCAAAGGTGCTACTTGTTGATATCCACCGATACCAGCTACTCTTACTACTGTTGCTGCTCCAGCTTCTCTTAAATAGTTTTGTACTGCATATTCAGTATAATATGTTCCATCAGGTGTGCCGAAGATGTTCTCAAATTCGGATTGAGTTCTCACAATAGTTGGAACGAATGCGGGTCCTTGCTTAAAAGGTCCTATAAATGCTGCCCCAATTTCTCCTATTCCTTGTGCTAAGAATGATAGGTCATTTTCTCTTGTGAATACGCCAGGTGATACGATTCTTTCTGCCATTTTGTTTCTACAATTTGTATTTTAAGTTTGTAATTAAGAAAACCTTATATAATTACCTATATAAATATAAAAAAAATGTTCAAAACACAAATTTGTCTATAAATAAGTGAATTGAACATTTAAATTTTTTATTTTGTATAGTATTCCTAAATAGGAGGTATCATTGAACCAGTTGGCATTACATAATCATAACTAGCAGTAGACCAAGGAAGTGATTCAATTGGTACTAATTTTATATTATTTCTTTTTGTGTAAATATCTTTTGTTATTACCTCGTCAATATGTTGCCAATAGGTTGGATTATTTGAACTACTAGCTACATTTTTAATCCATTCAACTACAATTTCTTCTGTAAGTTCTTCATACGGAGTATAATCATCTGGATTTATATGTTCTAATTTAAATGGAGTTGCTCCATCAAATTGTCCAAATTGACCATCATCGTCTGTACCAATCAATTTCCATTGTGTGCCTATAATAGCTCCAGTAAAATCTTCATTATCTGCTTTTTTTATTTGTTTTACTGACCATTCGTATGTTCTTGCCATAATCTTTTATTTTATATTTTATAAATATTATATTAAATACTTTATACTCTATCGCTATGCGATGAATGTTCTATTGGTGTTAATCCAATTGTTTTACATAACTCATCTACCAAATGGGTATTACTACCAGACCATGCACTTAAAACATCAACCGGTACTTTCCACATATTAGATGTAATAATAGTATCAGGTATTGCTACTGACTCTCTATTAGGGTCTACATATCTAAGTTCATATCTAACTCTACAATCATCTCTACCAATATCATAACTTAGTATGTTAGTAAACAATCTATTAACTGTATTTCCTAAAATTGTTGTTTCTTCTACTTTTGTAAAAATTGCCATAATTATTTTATTAAAGGTTTCCTTCGTTTCTTACTCTTAAATCTTCAGCGTAAGCTTCGGCAAAAGTTCCTTGAGATGCAGTTGTAGTATGGTCATCCTCAATATTTTCAGAACCATATAATTCAATTAATTTATCTTTTAATTTAGCATATCCAAATTCAAAAATATTATGATTTTGAATCTGAGTCCAATCTGGTACTTTTAGTGTAGTTTGAAATGTATTTGGTTCTATTTCTATTACATTTTCTGTCACATTATATGTTTTTGTTCCAATTGTTCTTTCTACTTGAATTGTCTTTGGAGTTTCTTTTGGAACGGTTACAGTTTTAATTATTTCACGACTTAAATTTACTTTAATTTCATTTCCTAATTCAAAACTTCTACAAGTCAAATGATTTGCAGTTGCGTAGGTAGCTATATTAGAATCTGCTAAAATTGCTTCCGCTTTTGATTTATATATATGAATATCAAATATACATTCTCCTGTTTTAAGAACTCTGTATTCATTAATTCTTACATATGCATTTGTTGCAAGTCCTCTATCTGTACCAATTGGTGTTTTTATTATAAATGCCATATTAACTATTTTCTAAATTTTCAATTCTCTCTAATAAATATTCGTTTTGTGCTTTTAAGAAATTAACTTCATTTCTTAATTCTTTAACCGATTGTACAAGTACAGGTATTAAAGATTCCATAGAAAGCGTTAATAATCCACTCTTTTCATCAGTCCTTACTAATGTAGGGAATACTTCTTGAACGTTTTGAGCTGTAAAACCCATTTTGATATTAGTATCTTCTACAAATTCTGGGTCCAATGAATGCATCTTATATGTGTAGTAGATAGGTGTTAAATTATCCACTTTATCAAGTACATCCGTAATTACTCCATGTATATTTTTTACTGATGCATCGGAGTATCCAGACCAACCATAGTAATATTGATATAGTACTACTCCACCATATGAACCCCCACCACACAACATATACATAGCGTTGTATCCATCAGTTTGTCCTATCCAGTTATACCCACCAGAAGAACGATAATAAATACCAAATCCACTTCCAGCATCAATATTACCATCTGAATTGTAGTTCATATTAATGAAGTTACGGAATCTTACAGAACCCTGAATATTAAATCTAATAAATCCATAAGTAGTTGAATCGACCGATGCACAGTTATTAGGTCTACTATAATAATAACTCCACCCATTACCATTTTGTACATAGATACCACCATTACCACTCTCAAACATCAAGTTGTTGTAATAACCAGATGGGTCATTTACAAGCATACCACCATAACCACCTCTATAATATCCAAATGTTTGATAACAACCATACGATGAATCAAAGTTAGTTCTAATATGAGAACCATATGATTGGTTGTATAAACCCCCACCACCTTGGTTTCTAAACCATCCATTTGCATAAACCTCTTGGAATGTAGGCGAAGCATCACTTCTTACACTTTGGTTTACGTTATTACTCATCCAACCCAAATATGCCAACCAAAGGTTATTATCATTTATATACGCACCTTCACTTCCGTTAGGATTTCTGAATATAAAGTATCCCCATTGTTGTCTTTGGAAATATAAGTGAGAACTATGCCATTGTATTTTGTAATATTCCCCAGTCCATCCACCAGGATCAGAATACAACATATAACCCGGTCTGATATATAAGTTATTTGTATATACTGCATTTAAACTTGAAGTACCATTAGGGTCACAATAATATCCCGTATCATTTGAATCATAGAATATAGGAGAACGTGCTGAACCAACCATATAGGTATATCCTCTATATACGTTAAATGCTCCACCATCCCAATACCAAATCCAACTATAACGGTTATCATGTACACCTACGTTATCACCGGTTGTACTCATAAAACAATGCGTACTAGCTATACCCCAGCCATACCATCCGTTTCTACCACCACCATAAGTTGCTACGTGTCCATATGAGTTTCCAGCACCTTCAGGTGAAAAGAAACCTCTACCATACGGCTCCCAATAGAAACCATTTGAAGTATTTTGTCTATACCATGCGTTTGAATAAATATCACCAGCAGTTAATGAACGAGTTCCACCACCAGTACCAATTCTAACACCAGGATATCCTCTATAATAAACTAACTCCAATGGGTCAGAATCGTATCCAGAGTTTACAGTATCTCTATATGAGTTTGTACCAATTGCACCATAGTTACCATCACCTCTATAATACACATTGTAAATATACATTGTGTTAAGATGAGATGTACCAGCAAAATCTCCATAATAGTTTGTATCATTTGAATCATAAAAATAAGGTGCTCTTAAGGAGTTTGCACCTTCCAAGTAATTGTAAACATATGTATAGTTTATACCCCAATATTGGTTTGTATAACGAGTACCAGATGTATTGGTATTATAAAGAACCATACCACCATCTTGTTCAAAACGAATATATCCTTGTCCGTGGTTTGTATTTAATCTACCCCAATAATATGTGTTTGTATATTGGTTTGATGAGTTATCCACATTATATCCAATACCAGCTCCATTCCAAGTATTACCCGGTTCAGAACACCACATTTGCATATGAACATCACCTTGTCCAGATCCATTATTAGCTGCTGCTAATGTTACACGCAATCTACTATTTCCGTGGTCACCAGTAACATGCAATCTAGTTGATGGTAATGCGTATCCAACTCCCAATTGCCACAATCTACTATCACCATTGGGGTCTACTCTATATGCCGAATCATCCCAATCATACCAAATATTAAAATATCCACTAGCACCCCTTAAAGTATTGTATGGTCCCATGTATAATTGAACATCCGTTGCGCCTGCATATCCTTGAGTTGCTTGCGTACTATTGACTTGGTCTAATCTCCAACCATGCGTACTATATGTACCAAATCCACCTCTACCAGCACCAGGCCAGTTTTGAATATAAGATGCTGAGTTATAATACGAATCATTTACACTATATGATTGAGCCCAAACGTTTTGAAGAACCGATAATCCTGCAGGGTCTGAATAATAATTTGTGTCATCTCTATCATAGAATCTATAAGAATAGACGTTTCCGCCCGTATATAAGTTATTAGTTATTCTTACGTTTGAATCACCTGCACCAACACTCATTAGTTCCGTAGTGCTAACACCCGGAGAATCATTCATAAAACGAGTACCACCATATGATGGATTGCCTCCAATTTCAACACCAGTATGCCATCCTAAAGTCAAACGAGTATGTGTAGAGTATCCATTATTATATGGAGATTTTACATACATTAAATAGTAAGGTACGCCATCATTTCTTTGCCCAGATGTAATACCGGTGGATGAACCAACCGCAGATGGGTCAGATGTTGAAGTTGATAAATTTATATGTCTAGTGTTACCACTATTAATTCCTTTTTGGAATAAAAACGTTCCCCCTTGGTCATAAAAAGTATCACCATATATTGAAGGTGCTCTAAATGATGTTGCTGCGTAAGCATTACCATCACCATATGCAGAGAATACTACACTTGACCATGCTCTATCCACTACCTCAAATCTAGTGTTACCACTACCACCTAATTGTAATGTTGAAATACCTGTTGCTCTATCAGCTGCTCTACCTATCCAAGCTTCACCACTATTATTTTGAGATTGTGCAAAAGAACCCATTCTAACCCAACCAGTTGGAGTAATATTACCAACAAATTGGAATGCTGATTGAGCATCTCTAAACACCGTAGTAGATGTTGTCTTTATAATATTAGAATAGTAAGATGAGTTTGATAAGCCTCTATAAGCGTAAGTACTACCAGTTGATTTTACACCATCTGCTCTTACTAAAGTTACCATAGCATCACCATCAGTATATCCAGCATATCCGGCGTTGTTATAACCACCAATATGGAATACAGGGTGAGCAGTGTTACCACTATCTCTATTCAGTACTAATAAACCATCATTTACATTATAGTTATAAATTGCAGTTGCCCAAGCTTCACCAGACATAACTTCATTTGTACTTCTAAAGTACACACCAGCTGCATCATTACTATTTGTTGCTTGTATAGTTGAAAATGAAACATTATCAGATGTTCTAACATACTGATTCATAGTGTATGCGTAAACCTGGTCAATACTATTTAATAATTGTTGCCAAGCATTCCAAGTTGTTGCAGTACTTCCAAGTCTAGTCCATAATCTACCAGCAGCAGTATATGCAATTTGAATTGGCATTCCCCCACTTAAATCAGTACTACTACCATAACTTCTCCAATACATTTGTCCGTTATATGAACCACCATCACTCAATCCATTTGTACCATTTCCTTTAAAATCAAAACGAATTATGTTATTAAATGATTGTGGTAAATCATTTGTACTACGTGTATCTTGCGAATATATATTGTATGTATATGTTGATGAACCAGCTGAACTTACACTAAAGTTTGATGGATTCCAAGGATACATATTCACACCATCATTCGTTCCCCAAACATAAGTTGGCTGACCTGATTGTCCTGAATAAATAAAATCTATGTTTGTTCCGTCTGAACGTCTTGGATATGTTCTAATTCCCCATTGTCCACTATTATAAACTACTTGAGTTCCAGTATTGTATCCATTACCACCCACATACATTTGTCCAGCTGCATATAAATCTCCACCAGTACTTATTGATGATTTTACCGATGCACTTCCATTAGTATAAAAATATAAAGCGTATCCAGTTTCAGCCCATAAAGCTGGGTCATAGTTTGCATTACCTTCCCATAATCCTCTACGAGTAAATCCACCAACGTTTGCACTTCCGGCTGCATTTCTTATTCTAAATCCACTACTTGTTTGTGCATCAAAGTATGCTGTTCCTGTTACACCAGCAAATGTTACAGCATCCGTAGTTCTTACGTTTTGATTCATTGCGTATAACTCATTGGCACCTTGTCCAGTATCAACAGTAGAGAATGTTACTGCATCTGATGTACGAATATTTTGGTTCATTAAATAAACCTCTGTTGCTCCTTGTCCAGTATCTATTGTACCACTTAATGTTATATTACCGGCACCTACTGAAAGGTTACCACCAGTTACACTTACACCATTTGTTGCTGTAATTGTTGCATGAGTAACGTTATCGGTTGTACGAATATTTTGGTTCATTAAATAAACCTCTGTTGCTCCTTGTCCAGTATCTATTGTACCTGTTATTACAACGTTACCACTACCACCAATATTACCTGCTACATAAAAATCAGTATCAGAATACCATCTTAATCCACTTTCATTCCAATAAAATTGTCTTGTTGCTTGATTTCCTCTCTTAACTTCTATACCAGCATTTTCAGTTGGTGTAGTTGATGCGCCAATATCCGCATTTAATGTAATAATATTATCACCTATGTTAAGAGTTGTTGTATTAATATATGTTGTTGTACCACTCACAGTAAGGTCACCAGTAATTGTAGCGTTACCGGTTACCGTAAGTAATGTACCATCAAAAGTTAAATTTGATTCAACAGTTCCATTTGGTGCACTTCCGTTTAAAGTAATTACACCATTATCAGTTGTACCTGTTAATGCTAATAATCCAGATGTACCAGATGTACCACGTGTTCCTGATGACCCAGAAGTTCCTGATGACCCAGAAGTTCCCGATGTGCCAGAACTTCCCGATGTGCCAGCCGTTCCACCAGTACCACTACTTCCCGATGTGCCACTCGTACCACTAGAGCCGCTTGTACCACTACTTCCAGAAGTTCCTGATGTACCTCCACTACCAGCTGTACCAGCCGTTCCTGCCGTGCCAGATGTACCAGCCGTGCCAGATGTACCAGCTGAACCCGTTGAGCCGGATGTTCCACCACTACCAGCTGAACCAGATGTTGCTGATGTTCCTGATGTTGCTGAAGTTCCCGATGTACCAGATGTACCAGCTGAGCCAGACGTTCCTGTTGTACCACTACTTCCGCTTGTGCCTGCTGAACCTGATGTGCCGGATGTACCTGCTGAACCCGATGTGCCCGTTGTACCACCACTTCCAGAAGTTCCTGTTGTACCGCTTGACCCAGCTGTTCCAGCTGTGCCAGATGTACCTCTTGTTCCTGATGTACCTGCACTGCCGCTTGTACCATCAATACCAGATGTACCTGCGCTTCCAGATGTTCCAGATGTGCCGCCACTTCCAGATGTTCCGGTTGAACCTCCACTTCCAGAAGTTCCTGTTGAGCCGCTTGTTCCAGAACTTCCCGATGTACCTCCAGACCCAGATGTGCCTGCCGTTCCACCTGTCCCAGCTGTTGCTGACGTACCTGCCGTTCCTCCACTTCCAGAAGTTCCTGTTGTGCCGCTTGTTCCAGAAGTTCCTGATGTTCCAGCACTACCACCCGTTCCACCAGCTCCACTTAATCCTGATGTTCCTCCACTTCCAGTTGACCCAGATGTTCCAGAACTTCCTGATGTACCGCTACTACCAGACGTACCGGCTGAGCCACCAGCACCAGTTATACCACCACTACCATTTGTTCCTGATGTACCACCAGATCCCGATGTACCATCTCTACCAGATGTGCCACTACTTCCTGATGTACCACTACTACCCGTCAATCCCGATGAACCCGTTGTTCCCGATGAGCCAGTTGTTCCACTACTTCCTCCACTACCAGATGTTCCCGATGAGCCGCTTGTACCAGAACTTCCTGATGTGCCTCCCGTACCACTACTACCATCAGTGCCACTTGTACCACTACTGCCAGAAGTTCCCGATGAACCAGATGTTCCGGAGGTGCCTCCACTTCCCGATGTTCCGTTTGAACCCGTTGTGCCAGCAGTTCCCGATGTGCCACCACTTCCAGATGACCCAGACGTTCCTGTTGTGCCAGATGTACCAGAACTTCCCGATGTACCTCCCGTACCACTTGAGCCACCACTACCAGATGAACCAGACGTTCCCGATGTGCCACCACTACCAGAAGTTCCTGATGACCCGGTTGTACCACTACTACCCGTTGTGCCAGATGTACCAGCCGAGCCAGTTGTACCAGAAGTTCCTGATGTTCCAGATGATGCTGCTGCATATTTTCTACCAACTATACCAGTTACAGTATTATATACTAATACTTCATCCGTTGATGAATCATTTGGAAAATTTCCAACTCTTAAACTACCAGAAAGTAAAACACTTCCTGTTATAGCTACACTACCAGTAAATTCTTGCTTATCAGTTAATTGGTCACCAAATTTAGATGAACCAGTTGTATAAATTATTGAAGATGAAATATATTGAGTAAATAATTCCGTTGTTGTAATTTTACCACCAACAGTTAAATCAGTTGTTATGATAGCTGAACCTGTTACAGTTAAATTGCCAGCAATAGCTGTTTTAACATTAATTTCCAATCCTTTGTTTGGAGATATTACACCTTGAGCTGAACCTGATTTAATTCTATCCACATCACCAATTGCTGATGCTGGAATATTTGTTATACCACTACCATCACCAACTAAATTAGCATATACCGTAGATGCTGATACGAATGAGCTTACATTTAATGAACCTGTTATTTGCTCATTTGCTTTTATTTGTAAAGGTGAACCATTTGATGTACCAATTACATTAGATTGTACAGCCGATGCTGTAAAATTTCCTACAACACTTACGGATTCGGATGAAGCATTTAAAATAGAAGAACCACTTACAAAAAGTGATACACTATTAATACTATTTTGATTTATACCATTAGGGTTTTTACCTTCAAACTTCATTAAATCTATATTTTATTTTATGTCAACTCTAATACTGAAACAATTACATCTGCTGAATTAGCAAGTGATGATGTTACTGAAAGAAAATCATTTGTTTCTAATACTAACTTTTGCTCACCTCCTATTAATACAGTAGAACTACCTTGAACAATTAATGCATCTTTTACTAAATATACAGTTTTGTTTCCAGAACTATCTCTAGCCATTACACTAACTGAAATATTTTGTGATGCTGCATTTGCTACATTTACACCAATTATAGTTGTTGTTGTAGCTGCTGGTACTTGATAAGCGATTACACCATTTGTACCAATTGAACCAGTAATACTATTTTTAAAGTAGTTTGCCATTTATATTTTATTTTATCCCAATGCAATTGAATAAGCTAATGCCGTATCTAATACGTTTACACCATCTTGTAAGTATGCACCTTGTGTTAAATTTATTGAACCAGTATTGTATATAGAACCAGTATTGTATATAGAACCAGTTATTCGTTGGATATCACTTACAAATGAACCTAATTTTAAAGTTCTTGTTACAGTTAAATTATCAAACGTAGCTGTTTGTACATCGATTTCTCCTTTAAATGAGCCAGTAAGTGAACCGGTGAATGAACCACTAAGGTCAGCATATGCATTATTCCTATCTTGAATAATTGAACCTGAGAATATGGGACTATGTATTACCATTTATATCTATACTATTGTTATGTGTATAAATATAAATATTTTTCCTTTTAAGGTTTAGTAGGCCAAGTTATATTAAATGGATTGGTTTGAGATGTAATATCTCTTAAAGATTGTCTATATTCAGACCAAACTACTTTTATTTCAGTTGATATATCTGCTAATTGTGTCCAATCACACTCTGCTAATAATTCATTTCGAGTTTCTCTAACAATAAACCATTGATTTTCTAATCTATAATCTATTTCACTTTCAGATGCATTTGTTTGAATCCAATTTTGATAATACACACCATCCGTTAAAACAGGAGTTCCTTCGGTAATATTTTTTGTGTAATCATTTGGATATGGAGTAGGTATAACAACATACATATCCCATTCAATTAAAGCTTCATCACTTAATTCAGCAGGTAAACTTACATTCGGAAATGCTTCTCTTAATTGAGGAATACTATACGGATAGTTTATTGTTTCGTCTATAATTCGTAAATACATATTATTTAAAGTTTGCAGGTATAGATGCGTAATTCGTTAAATTAATACAATTGAAAAATGCAGCTGTACCCGATGGAGTTGGAGTTCTATTCCATAATTGAGGAGCTGTTCCCGTCAATGCATTTGTTGTAGAACTCATATTATAAATATTATTAAAAATAGTAACTTGCGTATTATATGTAAATTGTAATACATTTGTTAATGCTCTACAATTTCTAAATGTTGATGAAAAGTTTACAACTAATGTATTTGTATCAAATAAAGTAGAGGGTACTGATGTTAATGCTGTACAAGCAAAGAAGCACGATGCAAATGTTGTTGCATTTGTAACTGCATCAAATAATCCAGCTGGTACGGTTGTTAATGTTGTTATTGATGAAAAACTATCGGTAAAAGTTGTTGCGTTTGGAGAATAATCAAATATGTCCGCTGGTATTGATGTTATTCTAGTACTTCTCATAAATGATGCAAAACTTGTTACTTCAGCCAATCCAGTATATCCCCCAACACCACTTAAAGATGTACTTCCTGGTATTGCTGTTAAATTAGCACAACCATAAAAATTAACTACTCTTAATCCAACAATTCCCCATTGAACTAATTCGGTAATAAGATTTCTAATACTTGAACTATTATCCACACGAAAACCTGGCATAAACCCACTAATAGTAATAGTGTATGTTCCGGGTGTTACAAACGTATGAATTCTATTTACAGATGTAGATGATGTTATTAATGGTGAATTTCCACTACCATCTCCCCAATTTATTGTTACAGATGGAGTTAATCCACTTGAATCAACTAATGGTACAGTAAATTGTGTATTACTTGCAGTTGTTGTTATTTTAAAAACAAATGGATATACTTGCGATGAATCCGATTGTACTAATCTTCTTGCTATTCCCATAACTTTATTAACTTAAATTTTTACCAGTTACAAATCCGTAATATGTTGTGCCACCATCATAAGTATAGAATACTAAAACATCAATACCAGATGATGTTAATATTGGTGCACTTCCACCAACCCATTTAATAGTAGGCCAAGTAATTGAATATGCTCCAGCGTTTATAGCAACTAACGTAAATCCAAACGCCTTAGTAACAGGTGCTTGTGCAAATGTTAATGTTGCTGCTCCATTAAATTGTCTTCTAAAGTTATTTGCTGTTGATAAATCTAATGTTGCACTTCCTCCTGTTCCTAAATCAGAATAGGTTTCTCTATATGTTGTAGAACTTACATATCCACTAGCTCCAAAATTTCCAGTTAAAGTTATATCACCTGTTTGTGTAATATTACCACTCAATCCTAATGTAGTTCCATCGAAAGTTAAATTATTTTCAACAGTTGCATTTGGTGGAGTTCCATTTAATGTGATTACACCATTATCAGTTGTACCACTTAATAATAATGTACCAGATGTACCATTTGAACCAAGTCCAGATGTACCAGATGTTAAACCCGGAACAGAAGTTCCAGAAGTTCCCGATGTAATACCAGGCGTAGATGTACCCGAAGACCCACCACTACCAGACGTTCCACTACTTCCAAAGAATGTACCATTTACACCAGACGAACCCGATGTACCATTTGTTGCAGATGAGCCGGATGAGCCAGCTGTACCCGTTGTACCATTCGTTCCCGATGTGCCTCCCGTACCTGTACTACCAGAAGTTCCACTACTTCCAAAGAATGTACCATTTAAACCAGATGACCCAGATGAACCAGCTGATCCTGATGTACCACTTACTCCCGATGAGCCAGTTGAACCATCCGTACCTGATGTACCTCCAGAGCCCGTGCTACCATCCGTACCCGATGTACCATTTGTTCCAAAAAATGTTCCGTTTATACCAGACGAACCAGTTGAACCAGATGAGCCAGCGGAGCCTGATGTACCATTTGAGCCTGATGTACCATCGTGTCCATCAGTACCAGACGAACCATTAGAGCCCGATGTACCAGATGAACCTTCAGCTGATGTACCAGATGACCCAGTAGTTCCTGATGTGCCATTTGAACCCGTAGTTCCTGATGTTCCTGTTGAGCCACTACTTCCGCTACTTCCTGCTGTACCAGACGAACCAAAAAATGTACCATTTAATCCAGATGACCCAGATGTTCCGGTTGTACCACTACTTCCTGCTGTTCCTGTTGTGCCATTTGAGCCACTACTTCCAGATGAACCAGATGAGCCAAAGAATGTACCATCTAATCCAGAAGTTCCCGTTGACCCAGAAGAACCACTACTGCCGCTTGTACCAGTCGAACCACTACTGCCGCTTGAACCAGACGAACCACTACTTCCAGATGAACCAAAAAAAGTTCCATCTAAACCAGATGAACCAGAAGAGCCATCAATACCACTACTACCTGATGTACCCGTTGAGCCCGATGTACCAGATGTGCCAGACGAACCTTGTGTTCCAGACGAACCCGATGTACCTGTTGAGCCGGTTGTACCACTTGAGCCAGTTGAACCAGATGTTCCAGATGAGCCAGCAGTACCCGTTGAACCATCCGTGCCGCTTGAACCAGATGTTCCTGAAGTACCACTACTACCCGATGTGCCCGTTGAACCAGTTGAACCACTACTTCCAGAAGAGCCTGCTGAACCAGTTGAACCATCAGTTCCACTACTTCCACTTGTGCCATCAATACCAGATGAGCCGGATGTACCAGCCGAGCCAGACGAACCATTCGAACCCGTCGAACCAGATGACCCAGATGAACCAGCCGTTCCTGTTGAACCATCAGTTCCACTACTGCCATTTGAACCACTACTTCCACTGCTTCCACTGCTTCCACTACTTCCCGATGAACCCGTTGTTCCAGCAGAACCATTTGAGCCGCTTGTACCAGATGACCCAGCAGAACCGCTACTTCCATCAGTACCAGATGACCCAGCACTTCCCGATGAGCCTGTTGTGCCAGAAGTTCCAGCAGAGCCCGTTGAACCAGAAGTTCCCGATGAGCCGCTTGTACCAGATGACCCAGCAGAACCACTACTTCCATCAGAACCAGATGTACCACTACTTCCCGATGTACCCGTTGTGCCAGATGTACCAGCCGAGCCAGATGTACCAGCCGAGCCAGATGTTCCTGTTGAACCACTACTTCCACTACTTCCAGATGAGCCACTACTTCCAGATGAACCATCACTACCGCTAGTTCCAGATGACCCGCTTGAACCAGAAGTTCCTGATGAACCGCTTGAACCACTGCTTCCAGATGTGCCATCCGTACCACTTGTTCCCGAAGAGCCACTTGTACCAGATGTACCACTACTACCGGTTGAGCCACTACTTCCACTACTTCCAGACGAGCCACTACTTCCACTAGTTCCAGACGAACCAGATGAACCGGATGAGCCACTTGAACCTGTTGTACCACTACTACCAGTCGTACCACTAGTGCCAGATGTTCCATCCGAACCTGATGTTCCCGATGTACCATTTTTTCCCGATGTGCCAGACGTACCATCCGTACCTCTAGCTCCCGTAGAACCAGACGTTCCTGATGAGCCAGACGTTCCCGATGAACCAGCTTGTCCGCTACTACCAGAACTTCCCGATGTTCCATCACGTCCACTACTACCAGCTGTTCCCGATGTGCCAGACGTTCCCGAAGAGCCAGCCGTACCATTTGAACCCGTTGTACCTGAAGAACCAGATGTGCCAGATGTTCCCGAAGAGCCAGCCGTACCATTTGAACCCGTTGTACCAGATGACCCGGTTGTACCATTTGAACCCGTTGAACCAGATGTACCTGCGGTTCCTGATGAACCTGATGTGCCAGCAGTTCCACTACTACCTGATGTACCTTCTGAGCCCGTAGTTCCAGCTGAACCATTAGTTCCACTACTTCCACCACTTCCAGATGACCCAGATGTTCCTGATGTAGCGCTTGTACCAGATGACCCAGATGTTCCTGATGTACCATGCGAGCCAGTCGTACCACTACTTCCAGCAGTTCCACTACTTCCAGATGAGCCACTACTTCCACTACTACCAGAAGACCCAGATGTACCAGAAGACCCAGTTGTACCACTACTTCCAGATGAGCCAGATGAACCGGATGACCCGCTTGAACCAGATGATCCTGATGTACCACTACTTCCAGATGTGCCACTACTTCCAGATGAGCCACTACTTCCAGATGAGCCCGTACTTCCAGATGAACCAGATGAGCCACTACTTCCACTTGAACCAGATGAACCATCAGAACCAGATGACCCAGATGTACCACTACTTCCACTTGAACCAGATGAACCAGATGAGCCACTACTTCCGCTTGAACCAGATGTGCCATCCGTACCAGAAGTACCCATTGTACCATCTTGTCCAGATGTACCTGCAGCTTCTTGTACGTTTCTAGTTTCCACTTTCTTACTTACAGGATCCCAAACAACAACTAAATCAGATGCAGATGATGTATAAAAATTTGTTACAAATAAACTACCACTAAGTCCTAAACTTCCCGTTACTATAAAACTTCCACTAAATACAGCATCTCCTTTATTTTGTAAAAATGATGCCGTATCAACATTTTGTGCATTCAATGCAAATTGTGCTATTGAAGAAAATGAAGATGAGTAAACATACATAGATGCCGTTTGGGCACTAGTCAAATCACCCCCACCACCCATTCCAGCGTTTAATGCGTAAGATGCAGTTAATGCGTAAGATGCAGTTAATACACTCATCGATGCTGTTTGTGCAGCTGTAATTAACTCATTTAGATTTAATCCACCTAAACCAGAAACATAAGATGCTGTTAATGCGTATGATGAGGATACTGCTGAAAACACACTCATTGATGATGTTTGTGAATTCAATACGAATTGTCCAGTATTTAAAGATGCTGATAAAATAGCACTTATAGAACCACTATCTAACCCTGCTACAGAACCAGCAATTGTTGCGTAATCTGCATGAGATGCGGATAATATAGTACCAGTTACTCTATCCGCTTGAATTGTACCACTAATCAATGAACCACCACTACCAATTACTACATGCCCAGAAGTTAATCCAGCAAATTTAATTTGTATTGTATTATTATCAATTGATTTAATAGTACCAGCCATAATCTGGTCTTCTGAACCAGTAGCGTATACCTGAACTATTGGATAACGAATATCTAAATTATGTACGATTGTTAAATCACTAACGTTGTTAAATGATACAGTTTCAGTTAATGAAGTTTCAGGTTGAGGAATATAATATCCTCTATTTTCATCCCATCTTAAAATATCATAATCAACAGATGCAGTAGGTCCTACTCCTTGGAATTTATATGTACCTAATAAAGAACCAGTAAATTGAGGAGAGTAAATTATACTACCTGTTATTTGAGGAGAATAAATTCTATTACCAACATAAAGGTCACCCCAAATAGATGCCGAAGTATTAACCACAAATCCTTTATCAGGAGAAATTGATGCAGTATATGAACCACTTTTTAATATTGCGGTTTCAAATGATAAATTTGCAATATTAATATTTGTCAATCCACTACCATCTCCTACGAATGATGAGCCAGATGTTAGAATTACATTTCCACCTGTTACAAATAATCCACCACTAACTGCCAATGCACCAGACACACTTGCTTTTGTATTTACAACCAACCCTTTATCAGGAGAAATTACTGCTTCAGCTGAACCTGATTTAATTCTATCCAATTTAAGGTCTGTCAATGCTAATGCAGGAATATTAAATAATCCACTACCATCACCATCATATCTTGCAGCTGTTATTGGAGTATTAACATTTAATGTAGTTGTGTCTATTATTGCTCTAGCTGAACCAGAAATAATTCTATCTAATTGTAAATCTTTAAGAGCTGATGCGGGGATATTAAATAACCCCCCACCATCACCATCATAACGAGATGCTGATATTGAACCACTAATACTTACCGAACCAGTAAATTCTGCTCCATAATAGCCCCCAGATACAGCATTTGTAATTACTTGAAATACTTTACCACTTGCTACAGATGCTGTTGCCGAACCACTTGCTATTAATGGTGCTGCTGCCGCTTGTACGTTTGTTATAAATCTACCATCACCAAATAAAAATCCTCTTGCGGTTACATCATCTGCTTTTAATGAACCACTAACTTCAATTGAACCAGTAAATTGAGAACCAATTAATGAACCGGTTGCTGCAGTTTTTACAATAAATCTATCACCACTAGCTACCGATGCTGTTGCCGAACCACTAGCTATAAAAGGTGCAGCTGTTGCTACAACATTTGAAATATATCTACCATCACCTAAAATAAATTGAGCTCTCAAACTACCACTAACATCAACACTACCAGTTATACGAGTACCAACTTGATAATCTAATCCAGAACCAGTTGCTCCAGTTATTACTACAAAGGTATCACCACTAGCTACCGAACCAGTTGCAGAACCACTTGCTATGAAAGGAGCTGCTGCCGCTTGTACGTTTGTAATATATCTACCATCCCCAAAGAAGAAATCTTTTGCTGTAATACTTCCACTAACTTCAATTGAACCAGTAAATTGAGAACCAATTTGTTGGTCAAAGAATGGAGTTAATACTTTAAATCCATAATCAGGATCAACAGATGCAGTTATACTACCACTAGCAATTTTATATGGAGAGAATGATAATGCCGATTCAGGAATATTAAATAATCCTTCACCACTACCACTAAAGTATCCAGACCCAGATGGAATTGTTAAATTTCCACTTACAAACATAGAGCCGGTAAATGTTGAACCACTTTCAATAGATAAAACTAGAAATCCAGCATCAGGTTTTACTGAAGCTGTTACACTACCACTTGCAATTCTAAATGCTTCTTCAGTTATAGCATTTCTAGGAATATTCCACAAACCAGCACCACTACCAGTGAATACCGATGCAGATACTGCATATTCAAATGTTGCAAATGTGTTAAGTACAAATCCATTATCAGGAGAAATTGATGCTGTTGCAGAACCACTAAATATTCTTGTAGAATCTATTGCTAAATTAGCTAATGTAATATTATTTAATTTAGAACCATCCCCAACAAAATATGAACCAGTTGGTACAGTGATATCATTTTTTACAACTAAATTACCACTTACAATAGTATCTCCTATAAATTTAATTTCAGCAGGAACATATAAAGAATTAACTAAATTAATAGTTCCACCCATAGCCGAATGTAATTGGCAATTATAATATAATATATCAGGAGAACCCGATGGTGGAGTAAATAATATTACACCAACATCAATTCCATTATTATCAACACCAGAATTATATGTATCAGATGTACCATTTGTTTTAGTTGTTTTTATAAGAAATGGATGGAAGGGTGCATTTAAATTAAATGTATAAGTTAAACCTCTTACTAAAGTAATAGTAGGATTTGAACCACTCACTGCTCCGGAAAATGCATATGCACTATTACCATCACTTACAACATCAAATACAGTATTTAATGATGCTGTGGCTATTTCTCTCAATGATGATGAAACTATAAAACTTCCACTAATTGTAGAGAATGTATTTACTTCAAATCCTCTATCAGGAGAAATAGATGCTGATGCAGAGCCACTAAAAATTCTATTAAGTTTAAATGCTAATGCTGATTCAGGTATATCAAATAATCCTTTACCACTACCAGAGAATAATGAACCACTACCCAAATAAATACTTCCACTAACTTTAAGACTTCCACTAATTTGCGAACCACTAATTTCAGATTCAACTTTAAAACCATATTCAGGAGTTACCGATGCAGTTACACTACCACTTGCTATTCTAAAAGCATCTCCAGTTAAATTTGAGAATGGAATATCAAATAATCCTTTACCACTACCACTAAACATTGAAGCGGATACTCCATATTGAAATGTTGAAAATGTATTAACTACAAATCCAGTATTAGGTGCAATAGATGCTGTGGTTGACCCACTAGCAATTCTATAAACTTCAGATGATAATGCTGATTGAGGAATATCAAATAATCCTTTACCAGAACCAGAATACATTGAAGCTGTAATTGTTGTATTAACTACCAATCCAGTATTAGGTGCAATTGATGCTGTAGCTGACCCGCTTGAGATTCTTGCTGCTTGAACAACTGCTTCTGCTAAAGCAGATAGTGGAATATCAAATAAATTTCTACCACTTCCACTAAAATATGAACCTGAATTTAATGTTACACTACCACTTACTAATATAGAGCCCGTAATTTGAGAACCACTTAAAGATGATTCTACTCTAAATCCATAATTAGGTGAAACAGATGCGGTTACACTACCACTAGAAATAAATGTACTTAATAATGCATCCGGTGTTAAAGCTGCTCTTGGAATATTAAATAATCGTTCACCACTACCAGAGTAAGATGAGCCAGATGCAATTTCTATACCTCTACCACCACTTACAAATAAAGAACCAGTAAATTGAGAACCAACTATTTCCGATTCAACTTTAAATCCAAAGTTAGGACTTACCGAAGCTGTTACAGAACCAGAAGCAATTCTAGGACTATCTCCGCTAAATGCTGTTCTTGGAATATTAAATAAACCTTCCCCAGAACCAGAGAAAAATGAACCAGATGATAAATAAACACTACCACTAAATATACTTCCAGACACAGTAGATACTACAACAAATCCTCTATCAGGAGATACCGATGCGGTTACACTACCACTTGCTATTCTCGGTGCATCTCCAGAAAGTGCCGATTGTGGAATATCAAATAAATCTCTACCACTACCACTAAACGAACCACTTATTTCTCTTGCCTCAATTCTATCTTGTACAAATAAACTACCAGTTACAGTAGTATCTCCAATAAAAAGTATTTTTTGAGAACGTCTAAGTACATCATGTATAATAAATGTACCAGCCATAGTATTATGGAATTGGCAATTATAATAATATTTGTCTTGTAATGAACCAGTTGGAACTTCCCATACTACAATACCATTATCAGTACCATTTCCAGTAACCCCATCATTAACACCCAATGTATTTGATAACCCAGTAGAATTTACAGATTTAATCCAAAATGGATGATTTGGAGCTACTACATTGAATCTATATGTTACTCCTTTTACAATATCTAATGTTGGATTACCACCAAGTCCATTAAATGCATAAGATGAAAGACCAATATTTGTTACATCATATTGAGTTGTTAAAGATGATGTTAATATATCTGATGTTGATGATGATACTATAAAACTTCCACTTATTTCTGAAAATGTATTTACTCTAAATCCATAATCAGGTCTAATTGATGCCGTTACAGACCCACTGCCAATTCTTGATAAATCTAAATCTTTTAATGCTTTAACGGGAATATCGTAAAGATTTAAACCACTACCACTAAATGAACCACTTAATAATTTTACTGCTCCATAAAATTCAGCAGAAATAATTTCATAACTAGCACTATCAACATATCCGCCTGTCACAAAAATTGTTGTGTCAAAATGTGCACCAGATATTGATGTTACAACAAATCCCGCATCAGGAGATACGGATGCAGTAATACTACCACTTGCTATTCTAAATGCATCTCCAGTAAATGCAGAACGAGGTATATTATATAATTTTTCACCACTACCACTAAAGTAAGAACCAGACTCTAATAAAATATTTCCAAAGAAAGTACTCCCACTATCAATTGATTCTACTTTAAATCCGTAATTAGGTGAAACAGATGCTGTTATACTTCCAGTTGCTATTAATGTTGCTACTAATGCATCAGGAGTTAATGCAGAACGAGGAATATCAAATAAACCCCTACCACTACCACTAAACATTGAAGCGGATACTGAATAATCAAATTGTGCAAAAGTATTTACCGATAAACCTAAATTTGGTGAAATTGATGCCGTAGCCGAACCACTTGAAATTCTATTGATTTCAAACGATAATGCTGAACGTGGTATATCTGATAATCCTGCACCACTACCAGAAAAATATCCAGAACCAGTTGGTATTACAATATTACCACTTGCAAATAATGAACCTGTAAATTGAGAACCACTACCTACGGATGTTACAATAAATCCTTTATCGGGAGCAACTGATGCTGTTACACTACCACTTGCTATTAAAGTTGCCGTTAATGCCGGAATATTAAATAATCTACTACCATCCCCAATAAAGAATGATGCAGATACACTACCACTTATATCAACACTACCAGTAAATTCACTACCACTTATATTTGATTCTACTTTAAATCCATAATCAGGACTAACCGATGCAGTTATACTACCACTTGCTAATCTAGTTGCTTTTGGTAAATTAAATAAATTTGCGCCATCGCCAAAGAAAGAACCAGTAAAAGACCCACTAAATGAACCAGTTGCTTCGGCTAAACCAATAAATGAGCCAGTTAAATTACCAGCTATTGTAGAGCCCGATATTACATACGCATTTAATCTATCTCTAATTTCAACTGAACCTGTAAATTCTTGCTTATCAATTATTTCATCCCCAAATTTATTTGAACCAGATGAATATATTACAGATGAAGATATATAAGATACTAAAAGTTGCTCAGCGTGAATTGCGTTATCAACATATAAATCACCATGAATTATTGTATTTGTGTTTACATCTAAATTTCCTTCAATGAAAGATGCAGTTGCCGAACCACTAGCTATAAATGTTGCGTTTGGTAAATTAAATAACGCAGAACCATCTCCATAAAAT